ACAACGTCTGATCCCGCCATAAGAACCTTTTGGATTTCACGGTCAACCAGCTCAGCCTGCGCAAGACCAAGAAGCTCGGTCGTTATGCTGACGATAGGATGCTTAATCGTGATTTCCGCTAGATCCGTATGCTCGACTACCAAGATCCACTGGTCGGTAATCGCCTGCACTGTCTCAACCGCGATCGCAACGCTAGAAGGGGTCGTACCTTCGGTAGCGGCAACCATCGGCAAAGCGAGCCGGGGATAGCGCGAGAATTGGCAAGTTTTGCCCATGTGCTGGGGAAGAGGAGCCATCAACGCATGCTGTGCGAAAACGACATTCTTCTCAGCAATGTCTAAAAGCTCGTCACGGATATAAAGGCTTACATCATCCGAAAGCGAGCTAGAGGTAGCTTGTGACATTAAATTACTCCTAGGAATAGAACCTAGGAAGACTAGAACTTCGCATTAGCTAGGTGAGCACGAAACTTCTGCTTCTCTTCAGGTGTAAGCTTCTCGCCAGCCATCATACGCCGTCTGATAGAGTCTATGTCAGCTCCCGGTACACGCTTAGCTTCAGGCTGCCCTTCGCCACTACGAGTAGCCGCATTTTGGAGCTGGCGCTTAGCCTCTTCTCTAACCTGCGTATCTTTCTTAGACTTGCGAGACTTGCTCTTCTCGTTCACTGTCTCTAGTCCTTGAACATAGAGAAAGGCGTCAATACGAGAGAGATACTTACCGTACACTTGCGCTGCTTGCTGCCTAACCTGCTCAATCTGCTGCACTGTCCGGTTATAAGCATTCTCGTCATCGAGAATTTCCGGGTGCTTACGGCCTAGGTAAATCTCTAAGCGTAAGGCATCAGCGGCATCAGTCTGTGCTGCTAAGCTTTGCTGCAAAGGCCCTAGCTCTTCGCTAAACAAAGGGCTAAGAGTTCTCTTCAGCTCTTGCATTTCCGGCGATAAGCCTTGCTTACTCTCCGGTTGCTGCCTAGATTGACTAGCAAACCGCTCTAAAACCTGATTGGTCTGCTCTAGGTAGCGTGCGCGTTCTTCCTGACGAGCCAGCTTGTCTTCGACTTCACGAATCTTAGCTTGCCAGTCTTCCTGCTGTGCGGGGGGCGAGCCTGCACCCTCTTCATCAGAGGGGTTTTCCGCCGATTGGCCTTCTTCGGGCGTGTCTGAAATTTGCCCTTCTGTGCCTTCTTCAATCTCTGCCATCAATTCCTCCTGCTGTTAGCGTGTGAGCTAGTTAAATGGCTAAAAACTAGCGGCCACGAGATAAAACCTATGAATTTTGCTTTTTTTGCTCTGCTAGGAAGCGTTTAAGATCCCTAATACGCTCTCTGGGCCTGTCTAAGACCTGTTTAAGCCCGCTAGCGTGCCCTGCCTGCCATTCTCGATGTTCACACTTGGCAGAAAGGGCTGCTCCCCCAGAAGTCATGCCAGCATTTAGAAGCCAGGACTGTAAAATCAGCCAAAAACGGCTATTTAGCCCTTCTTCTAGGATCGCTAGCTCTTCTTCCTTAGAAATCTCTAGTTTTTCCATTATTGGCCCGTATTCCCGCCAAGCATGCTCATTAAGCCTGCTCCCGCTTCGCCTTCGCTAGCGCCTTGCGGCTGCTCTTGCGGTCTAACCGGCATTCCACCACCTACGGGGCCTCTGCTAGCGCCTCCGGGCGTTCCAGGCATCATTCCGGGCTGTCCAGGCTGCCCTCCCATAGCTTGCTGCATCTGCATAAGCTGTAATTGCTGGGCTGCTTCGAGCTGGGCCTGATAGGATCGTATAAGCTCCATGATACGGAGCTGTGCTAGCGGGCTATTAGGCAGTGGTAAGGCCAAATGAGCTTGTATCCGGGCTAGATAGAAGTCAGGAGGCATGCCTGCTGGGGCTTCTACCTGTCTGCCAGCATTACAAAGCTCTCTTTCAAGCTCTGGGGGTATCCCTGGCAAGCTTACTGTAAGGTCTTGCACGTACTTAGAGGCGTTTTCTGCTCCAATACCTGCGGCTGCGTCCGTAAATAGGTCTTTATAGTTGATTTTGAAGCCGTTAGCCTTCTGAATTTCAGGCGGTATGCCGATAGCAATGTTAAGAAGGTTCAGCATTTGCTGAGATTGGCTCAATTTCTCCTTCAAGCGTAAGCTTGCTACCCAGCGAATATCGGAAGAAAGCACTAAATCTTGGGGTTCTACGATAGTTCCCGTCAAAAGAGCGCCGTCTGGTCCCATTTTGCGAATAGTCATCGCGTCTTCCATGAACTGATGACACGCAATCTCATTCATTTGGAGCAACGGAGTAAGAATTTGTGACTCTAACTCCGCTACTTGGTCAAGAACGGCAGCGTTTCCGCTAGCTGCTAGCGTGCTAACGCCGGTAGCCGTGCCTACTGCCCGTCCTAAGCCCTCTCTAGGCGATCCGCTAATGATAGCGTTAGCCTTTGACTGCTCTTGCATGATGCTAATACAGAAGCGCACCATGTTTAGGCCCTCTACGGAGAGCTGGCTAGGCGGTCGCTCGAACTTTACAGCGTCAGGGGCTATAAGCCACTTAGCCATTGGCTCGAATTGGTATAGGTCTGGATCGTCTACCTTGTCAGGATCGAAGATAGCTATGCCGTTAATGCTATACGTGGTCGAGTCCATAGTTTGATTAACTATGTCATTCGCCATGTACTGCCACATTTCCAAGCTCTCTACGACACCATGACCATAGAAGTAGTCATGCTCGCGGAAGATAGCTCCGAACAGGTAAGGCGGGGTGTTAAACCACCAGGGGTTTTCTTGTATGCGTAGAATAGTCTCTCCGCAATACGTCACCCACACCCAAGCTTCGTCTTCGTCTTTCTCTTTGCCTGGCAGCCGGTACTTAACCCACAGCTCAGTAATATCTAGCTCGTCATCTGCTAGCGTGGCGTTGTGGCCTGTCTCCTTAGCAGACTGTGAAGTAGGCTTTTTTCTTTCCTCTAGCACGGTCTTGCGGTTAGCTATGGCCTCTTCGACATTGATAGTGTCGTACCAGCCTTGCTCAGCTTTGACTCTGAGCTTATCGAAAGTGGTTGTACTGTCTTCCCAGACTAACCTTAGACCAAGATAGTCCGTAGCAGTCTCAGGCCAGACGTAGACATGAGACATATCCACTACGTTGAGCGTAGGCCCGTAACACTCGTACTGTTTCCTGGTCTTCTGCTTTAGCGATCCGTCAGTTTGCGCTTCTCTGTAGGTGACTTTCCTAGTAATTTCATCCCAGCCGAACTTCATGCAGGTCGTGCCGATGATATAAAGCTGGCGTAGCAGCATGCTTACTTTGCTGCGTAGTTTTGCATTGTCCTCTAAGAGGCCCTTATAAAAGTCTACTGCTACGTCCTTGAATTTACCTGGAAGCGGAGTCTCTACCGAAATGTACGGGTCAGAAAGAATAGCATCCTTAGCTATGCGCGTAAGGGTGTCTACCGCATCTTTCAGCACGCCCAGAAAGAGCTTGCTCCTACCGTCATAGAACGAGATAGAACGGCGCATGTTATAAACATCGCGGTAGCGTTCCCAGTCTCGCTCTACTTTCGAGTAGCGGTTATCACGAGCCTTGTTAACGATAGGAAAGAACTTCTTAATACCATCACAAACTGTATCGTTGCTGGCATAGTTCTTTAGCTCTACTGGCTCGATCCCGCTAACGGGGCCGGTAGGCTCTGGCTGTTCGTAGGGTGTTGGCATTTACTTAGGTAGCTCGACCGTGTTTCGTAGCTCTCTGATCTTTTTCACAATCTCTTTGACTTCAGGAGCTAGCTCTGTGAGTCCGGTTTCCTTAATCTCTTTGAGATTAAGTATCCCGTCTACGATGCTGTCACTGTTAACCCCGCCCGCCTTAGCATCCTTCACCACTTCGATGAGAATGCTAAGAACGGACAGAATAAGTTTTGCGTAGTCTGTAATCTTCATTACGGTTTAATAGGCAACGCTGAGCCAATCGCGCTAGGAATGCCACTAATCGGAGGCACACCATGCGAAGCAGCGCCAATCATCACAGCAAATTCAGCCGCAAAGCGAGCTTCGTCGCCAACGTAAGCAGCGCACGCAACGTGCAGCTTGCGAAGCGAAAGCTGAAGCGGGCTATTCTTATCAATACCGCCAAGAATCACATCACGCTTAAGCTGGTTAGCTGAGAAGACACCCTTAACGGTAGGCGTGCCCGGAGTAACCGGCGAAGACTTGATAAAGTCCATAACAGCGGGCAAGCACTGAGCTGCCGCCATATCAATGTCGCCGTGAGCATGCACGTCATCGAGGGCCGCTTGTAAGTCAGCCATAGTCACGTCTTGGATCTTGGTAAGAAAATCCTGCAAGCCCTGAATAGGGTTCGAGCTGCCCCCTCCGAGATTAGTCGCGCTGCAACCAGCAAGTCCAATAGCCAAATACAAAGCTGCCAAAATACGTAACGCACGTTTCATTTCTATCCTCCTTAGATTTTTCTAGCCCGATTAAATCCGCCCTTGACTTTGTTTAGCCTAGGATTCTTCTTCTTAGCTGCCGGACTAGCTTTCCTAGACGCATTAGCTAAAATAGCTCCCGCGTTTTCCATAGGGATGCCTTCTTTAGCCGCTATCTGACTCTGCACGGCTTTGAAGCCTGGATGTTTCTTCATGTTTAATCTCCGAAATACTGGTTCGTACAAAACTGTTCCCAGAAGTGTTCTGGGTCACGCGGAGGCGTGCTAGACATTATCAGCCTGCCACCATTCTCTAGAGTAGGACGTAGAGAAGCGTACATATTCCTGCATTCTCTATCGTCGCACTCGCCTACTTCATCCCAATAAACTAAGCTTAGAGTCTCACCCCGCCCTGGATTACCATTCTGCGGGTAAGCTTCAATCGTGCTAGCTGGTTGCCCTGGATGCTCTATCACTATCCGAAGTATAATCCCCTTCTTGCCCTTGTAGGGCTTTGCTATCGGTAGAGCTAGCTTCCAGTGGGCCGGTAGATGATTGTATATAGTCATCATACGGCCAAGTAACTTTCCTGCGTCTTCTTCTTTGAGCGAGATTATTGCGATGACGCTTCCTGGTTTGAATAAAGCTTCCCATACGCAAACTATGCACATGATCCAGGTTACTAGCATCTGCCTGGACTTATAAACCGCTAGCCTAGGAAGCTTCTCGCCAAGCTTTAGTAGCTTAGCTATATACTTCTTCTCCACAGGAAAGGGCTGGATCTTGTCGCCCTTAGCGTGGCTGTCGTGGGTTTTTACGAAGCTGGCAAAAAAGAGAATGTCTTCGCTTGCTGCCAGTAGCTGCTCTGCTATGGCTTCTAGAGCTTCTTCCCTTGTGATGCTCTCCAATAATTCCGCTGTCTGACTCATTCTCAACGGCGCACATTTCTAGTTCTGTGATTTCACACAAGCAAGCTGGGCAGAGCACATTATTATCTCCTTAAGTCGCGGCCCGTTTTGGGGAATTTGCCGTATTGATTCTTCAGCTTGTCTCGTACTTGATCCCAGCTCTTTCCCTTGTGTGCAGCGCTGCCTGTGATTGCATATCTAGCTGCGTCTACGTAATGATCGTGAATGCCGTCTTTGATAATCTCACCCTTCTTGTTCCGCTTGTAACCGCCGCGCATGGCAGCAGATAGGCGGGGTGCTCTAGTCGGATTGACCATCAGTGCAGGCCGTCCACCTACTAGCTGGACTACAAGCTTGCACATTTCTAAAATACCGTCTTCGATAGCCTGGTCTTTACCCCTAGGGAAGATCCCGTAGCTACGAAGCGTCTTAATGCTGGAATTGCCCCAGCGGTCTACGTTACGCCCGCTTATATCAATCCAGTCTGTGAACGTGCAGTTAGGGAAGTTCTGCGTTGAGTACGCTAGCACCATCTGGACAAACTGCTCTTCCATGATGTTGTCTGGTGCCACTTCGCCTATAAAGTTTCTCTCTAGCTCGTTAAGCTGGATGAACTCACAAGCAGGGTGCGTCTTGCCAAAATCCCAGCCGCGCACTATCTGCCTGCCGATGCTGGGCCGCCACATTAGGTCTTTGTCTTCGTGAAGCTCTTTCTTGTAGTCTCCGAAGACTGGCCTTAGATCCTGTATGCCTACAGGCTTAAGCTCAAACTCGCGTTCCCAGTCTTCAGTGCTGTACTCCTGCTTAGCCTTCGCCGCCCATTTCTCGTCTTTCTCTTCGTCGGCGCGGTAGCCTATGCGTACAATCTGGAAGCTATCGCCTAGCTCTGCGTCGTTCTCTTTCTTAAGCTCGGCCATTATCTCTCTTCAAATGCTCTAGCTTTAGCGCTACCTCTCGTAAGTGCTTAATCCACCAGCGCCGATACGCGAAAGAATGCCAGGACTCGTGATGGCCGTACACTTGGCAGCGCGTACAATAGATAGTCATTTAAGGCCGCTTACTCAATTACTTGCATTTAGTTTCTTCTTGCTAGCTATCAGCTTTTCCCCGCAAAACGGGCAAAAGAAAATCTCAGTACCCCTGTATCCTTCTGTGTCATCGTACCGCCAGGTTCCCTCATCGTCATAGATCCGGTCGGCAGCACCACAGCAGTTATGCTCCATTAGTTAATTTCTTCTTAGATGCAATTAGATCCCTAATAACCTTAGCGTCATCCGTGATAGTCTTCTGATCGTCGTTAAGGTTCCTAGAGATAATGTCTAAATACTTAGCCTTGTCGTTATCCCGGTCAGTTCGGTTAAAGAGCAAGGTAGCCTGCTCGATCACCCATGCCCTAGTGCCAGGCGGGGCGTTAGTCTTGCCCCTAGCTGCTAGCCCTGCTTCAAACTTCTTACGCCTGCACGCTTTGCAGTCGCTAGAGCGGTTGCCCTCTTTAGGGGTGCGCTGGAACTCGGTAAAGGGCTTAGCTTCTTTGCAGTCTACGCAGATCCGGGCCTCTACTTGCCCGTCA